GTAGGAGGCACGGCCTTTAGCATTGAGCCCACCTTTGGGATCTTTGCCTTCAGCCCGTTGCCATGCCGGGGACTTAGCCATACCCCATTATACTACAGTTAGCCCAATCTTTCAAGACTGACAGACTCGACGTCGAACTCACCGGGCGCATAGAAGTGCAACAGATGGAAGCCATTCCACCACAGCTTCTTGGCCGCCTTCGCATAGGCGAAGTCCCCGTTCGGATCGACAAAGCAACCACCCACCAACGCATGGATCTTGCTGCCGTCGCCCTTGGTTCGCGTCGAAGTAGACAGCAGATGCGAATGTCCACACACCGCCGACACATGCTGCGACCTTAGCAAGTTGTTCGCATGATGTTCTCCGCCCTGCGGCCTGCCCATAACCCCGCTAACAAAGTAGTGCTGGAAGACAGCACCATGAATAGTGACCGGCTTCAGGAAGCTATGGTACTTCACGTTCAGCGTCGGCCGCCGCTGGGCCACCAACTGCTTGACGGTCTTCGGGAAGTCCGACGTCAGCAACCTGTTGTCCGACTTCATCCACTTGTTGTAGCGGTCCTCGTGGTTGCCCTCGATGAAGTCGATGGGGGCACCCCCGTAAGCGGCAGCAATGGAGGCGATCCAGTCCAGCGCATCGAAGCCCGCATCAATGTCAGCCTGTAAAGACCTATGCGACCAGCGCGGGTCATCCATGTCATGCGTGCATAGCGAACCGAAGTCCCACAGATCCCCGATGTGAACGACCCTGTCCAGATAGACGTTGCGGTCTTCCAGAAAGGCCATCATCTTGGCGAACCGATCCAGCTTGTCGCCCGGCATCGCATGGGTGTCAGGGATTAGCAGCACAGTCTTGCGTGTCACGACGCTGCCTCCAGCTTGCGGGTTGCGTGGGCTATGTGCCCAGCCGTCAAGCCGACACGGGGACGGTCATCGTTCAGGTCGTCCGTCAGTCGCGCATCCATCAGAATCATAAGGCACGCAACCGCATGAGCCAGATGGGGCTGTCCGCTTTCGAGGTCGTTGTTCTGCCCGTCCCACCACGAGAAGATATGGCGCATCGCCGCATTGTAATAGACGGACGCAGAGATGGGTTCGTGCCGCCAGTTGGTCAGACCATACTTCCGGATGCCTAGTCGCATGACCTCGCCCACCATGAAGAGGGGAGCAGGCGGTACGCCCTCGATGCCAGGCTTCGACATGCCATGCACCGTCTTGGGATTGCCGTCAGGCAACTCCAGTGCCGGGTCCATCACACCCCCCAGATAAAGGCGAGCGTGCCGACGAACAGCGCCACCATGCCCACAACCATGATTAGGACCAGCGCCTTGTCCAGCCGACCAAGCGAGAGCCAGTTGCTAGGGCGGATCTTTTCCTCAATCACCACCAGCGCAAGGGACAGCGCGACCAGCAGGATGATCGTCGTAAATGCAATCTGCGTAACAATCATGTTAGACTCCTGTTGAACCAAGGCCGCCTTCACCGCGAGCCGTTGTTGTGAGATCGGTAACTTCCATGACGGGAAGGTGAGTGACCGGCATAATCATAAGTTGGGCGATCCGCATGCCCGGTTCCACCAGCGTGTAGTTTTCGCTAGGCCATTGCGGCGTGTAGGGCAGCCGCCCCAAGATCACCTTCAGTTCACCCCGGTAGTCTTCGTCAATGACACCCGGCGCATTCAGTACGAAGATGCCGTACTTGGCAGCAAGCCCGGAGCGGGAGCAGATCAGCCCCACATAGCCGGGCGGCAACTCGATGGCGACACCCGTGCCGATGACCTTGAAGGTCCGCATGTCGTCGATGCAGATAGTATCGCTGGCAAACAAATCGTAACAGGCCGCGCCCGACGTAGCCTTCATAGGCATATGCGCGTCAGGCTTCAGCTTCTTGAACTTTACGGTCGGCTGCATGGCGTCTCCCATCATATGCCTAGCCACTGGCATTCCTTGTACTTGCCTTGTGGCATATCGTCAAGCGAATAAATGCTTAGGGCTTTCTTGTGCGAGCCCGTCTTCGCATTCTTATAGACCTGCAAGTAGGACAGCTTCGCATCCTTGTGGATAGCTGCTACTACAGGGCCGTAGAATTGCATGAGCTTCTGCCTGACGGGACGCATCCACGACAGCTTGATCTCGACGATACAGATGTGATCGTCGGCCAGCCACAACAGGGCGTCAGGCTGACAGATGCCGCTGCGCTTTGGCGTCTTGTAGTACAGCCATGGCGACGGCTCGACCTTCCCGTAGATGGAAGTCAGCTTCTTGAGAACAGCCTTCTCATATGAGATGCCCGCCTGCTGGGCGGCAGTCCGCTTCGTCTTCTGGAACTCGGGAACGAAGTCAGCATACCGCCCCTCAACCGGGGAACCCAGCCGTATCGGGGCCGGGCGTTTACTACCGTAGTACATCAGTCCGGATCGGGCAGGTATCGGCGGAACCCGTCCTCCAGAAAGCGCAGCGACAATGCAAAGTCGGCCACATCAATCGGCGTGGTCAGCATGTGGAAAGCGAAGTCACTCGACTTGGGATCAATGTCGTCCTTCGCCATCACCCCGCACACCACATTCCTAATGTTGTCCTTGTTGTCCAGCAGGAACGTAGCGATGTACACCAGCGACGCTTCCAGTTCGCTCTGCTCCTGCGACACAAGCTCTACGTCCGACGAGGCTGGCGCAGCGGGCGTACCCCTGAACGAAACGATCTTATCGGTCGGTGACATAGCGAGTCCTTGCGTTGTCGGTGTTCTGCACGATGTTGGTGCGGATCACATGGATGCTGGTGCCGTTCGAGGGGTCGATGCCCCGCTCAAGCCACGCCTTCACCACGAAGCCCCGCTTCATCCACCAGTTCTTGATGTCGGCCATCAGCTTGTAGTTGGCTGCCTTGTCCGACAGGTAGTCATGCTTTGCCATGGGGCCTCCACTTCTTCAAGCCATCCGGATTTCCCGGTCCTGCCTTGAGCCAGTTGTACCCCACTTCTACATCAAATGGAATAATAATCTCACGCGATATCCCCTTGATGTCAGTGACAGGGAAGGGGAAGCGCAGGCACTCCAACACCTGCGGCAGCATCTCATCGGCCTTGTCGATGCGGACCTGGCCCAGCACCGCATCATGCAAGTTCAGCAGGATCTGCACATCTGCGCCAGGCTTACCCTCGAACTTCTCCCACAGATTGTAGATGCCAATGTTCATCAGCACACCCACGCAATGCTGGGGCACGAAGGCAATCGCCTCCCGCAGCGTGGCATCGTCCCACCTCCGGTTCCAGAAGTTGCGCCGAATACCGAACGGCGTAGTCAGGCAGCCCTTCGTCTGCAACTGCTTGGCTACCCACACATGCCAGTCGCTGATGCCGGGGAACCTCCTGAAGTACTGGTTCTGGAAAGCCTCGGCCACCGCAGTCTCGACCTTCATCTGCTGCGCCAGCGTGAACGGCTTGCCATAGTAGTTGCTGCCGTGTGCGCCCTTCTTCGTGATGTCCCGGTACGAGTAGCCCCGATAGTACTCGCGCTCCGCCAACTCCCTATCGGGTGGGAAGCCGAACACCATGCTGGCCACCATCGTATGCGAGTCGCCACCTTCGACGGCTGCGATGTAGTTCTCATCGCCCGACAGGTAGGCCACGATGCGAGCCTCGGCACCTTGTTGGTCCGAGTAGAACATGACGTAGCCGGGGTCAGCCGTGAAGCAGGAGCGGGCTTCCTTCGGTATGTTCTGAAGGTTGCTGCCGATCCGGAAGGGATGCTCACTGGACGAGAGGCGGAACGTCTCGGTGCCCGCAATGTTGAAGGAGGCATGGAAGCGGTTCGTCGGGGACAGCTTCTTCGAGAGGAACTCGACCTGCTTCTCAAGGTCGCGGATGCGGAGGATATGGTTGGCGAAGAACGCGCCTCGCGTGTAGTTGGCAGCGATCCGTTCGAGGATTTCCCGGTCGGTGCCGACCTTGGTTTCGCCCTTCTTGGACTTGGTCTGTTCCGGAATGGCAAGCAGCGTGTAGAACAAGTAGATCAGTTGGGGCGTGGAGTTGTGGTTGACAGTCGTGCCCCAGAGCGCCTCGCACACATGGTCGAAGTTGGCTTGCACCTTGTTGGCGCGGGCACGCAACCCAGCGACCAAGCCGTCCCGCTTGACCGTGTCGATCTGGACACCACGCCGCATCATGGTGAGGATCGGACCCAGCATCAGTTCGCTATATTCATGGGTGGTCTTGGCCCACGCAGGCAATAGGCCCCCATCATAGATTTCCTTGAGGGCCATAGTCTGCATGGTGTCGAGCGAGTTATATACGATCTCCTGGTTCTCAGGAGTTGGCGTCATGTCCGTGATTGTTCGCACTGACGTTACCTTTCAGGAAGGCGTCCCGCATACGAGACAGAATGTGCAGCGTCAAGGGCGGCCCCTCATACGCCTTGAAGAAGTTGCGTACCCGCGACGGATCAATGTCCGCAGCCAGACACACCTCGTCGAAGTTCTGGGCGGTGGTGCCATACTCGACCGTCAGCCAAGCACGGGCCTGTCTCTTGTGGGCTGCGGCTGCCGGTGTCTGGGTGGCAGCCGTCGCATCTATCAGCGCCTGGATTATAACGCTGGCCCACAAGCGCCGCAGGGACGCATCATCTTCGCTCATAAAGCTCCGCTCTTATTGAAGTCCTTCTTGGCCTTGGTCCGCAGATGCTTCCATGCTCGGGTCGGAATATGGAGTGAAGCTAGGAAGCCCAGCGACTTCTCCCATTCCGGTTGCCACGCATGGTGCCGAAGCATCGTGTCGAAGATCGGGCCTTTGGGTCGTATAGTATAAGCGTCGAGGTAGGTCAAGTCATACGTTGCGTTATGGAAACCCCACGCCAGATCCTTCCGATCCGCCAGAAAGCGCAGCCACAACCAGATATCCAGTTCGTCTTGCTCCGACCACTGCGACCGGTAGCCCATGTCCTCTAGCTGCACATACAGACAGCAGGCCGACGACGTAGCCACGGAGAACTCCGTGATCCGGCACGACTTGTTCGTCTCCACATCGAAGACGATCTGGTCCCCGATGTGCTGCGTCGAGAACGCATACAGATCAGCAATGCTGTCGGGCAGGTAGATCGTCCTCGGCTTATCGACGAACCGCTGCTTCGCCTTCCGCATAGCTGACACCACGACGGGCCGCTCGTTCCACGCCATGCGCGCATACAGGTAGGGCGCATAGGTCGGCACCACCTGAAGGCCCTCGACATGTGGGCTGTCAACGTGGGTGCCACGGAAGGTGTCGATCTTGTACTCGCCGGTCAGGCAGAACATGGCGTGCGCGCCCAGCGTCAGCACCACATCATAGCCCTTCAACTTCTCGGCCAGCGTGTCGCGGCAAGACTTGGCGAAGGGCAGCAGTTCGCCGCCCACCTTGCCGCCCACAAACAGCGTGCCCCACTTCTGCACATAGGCAGGGTGCGCGCATGTGATGAGGTCAGGCTTGAAGTCGGCCAGCTTCATCAGTTCGCTGGTGACTTGCCACTCCCACTCCGACATGACGCCACCGGCAGCGGCATCGACGGAGGGCCAATCAATTACGAGGGCGGTCTTCAAGGGGAAGCTCCATCTGCACGGGGGCAATCACGACGAAGGGGCTGCGCCGCTCAGGCTTCGGCATCTCGGTGCCATGCTCCTTCCGCCATTCCTCCTGCACGATATCTAGGCGGGCCGAAGGGTTGTAGTTCCTACACATACTAACGCTCCCTGTAGAAGATGAGGTCGCCTATCCTAGCAGTTCTGTGCAGATGGGACCAGCGCCGGATGCTGGTATCATGGAAGAAGATCGCCCCCTTCACCAGATCATCGTGATCGAAGACAGCCAGATAGGCAGCGTAGGTGGCAACCTCCCATGCAGCTTGATCGCGAGGCCGCCGGTTGGGATGCGTGCATACCCATGAGAACTGGCAGAGCCGCCCGTTCCTCTGATAGACGACGGCGCACAGCGTGTTGCCGAAGCGCCCATCCTCTGCCCTGTTCAGTACGACCTGGGCCACAGCCACCTGCGCCTCGAAGGGCTGGTTGCGCGCTTCCCAATAGATCGTCCTAGTCAGGCACGCCATCTCGCGCACAGGGTCCGCAGCCTTCGCCGCAGCCGGGAGCAACGACGCCAGCAGGGCCAGCGCCGCCAGCCCCCACCTCACCGTCCCTCTCCTACGTCGTCGTCAGGGTCATCCCAAACTCCGAACACGAACATGCACACGACAACCACCGTCACCAGCACGAACAGTCCTTCGTACCACATCACACCTTTTCTCCCATGAGGATCGCCTTCATGCCATCCGCTGCCGCCGGATACCCGGCCTCGCGCAGCGCATCTTCCGCCGTCTTCACCGCCCTGCGAAGCCTGCCAATCTCAGCGACCTGCGCGCAGGCACCCGGTGCCGGGCAGCCAATGGGTTCCGGAATGGAGGCGCTGAAGGTACGCCCGCCCAGCGTGAGTCGCAGGCTGGCAACCTCGGCCCGCAGCTTGTCACGCGATGCGAGGATCGCTTGGAAATCCTCGACTGTCAGAACAGGCCGCTCGCCCGCAGCCACGAGGATCTCGGTCACGCGCTGCCGCAGTTCATGCGACGGAGTGGACTCGGTGTGGAAGACTTCGAGGATCATAGCGTCATCTCCTAGACAGCGGAAAGGGGCAGACCGAAGCCCGCCCCTCCCCTACCCTACTGGTTAGCGCATGCTCAGGCCGCCTTCTTGTTGTTGTTGTACCAGTCCACCGAGTAGTAGCGGTCCACCTTCAGGCGCGGCGTGTTCAGCGGGGTGCCGTCCCGGTTGGCAGTCTCATGCGAGACAGTCACCACCACATCGTTGCCCGGCAGAATGTCTGCCGTGTCACGGATGGTTTCGCCCACCACATCGGCGGAGATACGCGCGAGCCGCTCCTGCACATAGCCGATGGTCTTCTCAGTAATCCACTGCGTGTCACGGAGGCGGCACTTCGCCAGCTCCACACCTTCCATATCCTCACCATGCATCGGCTCGACCATCGTGTAGGTCAGCTCGATACCCTGCGTACCGGAGTTCGCCTTGACGAACTTGACGGACTGCACCGTCACCAGATAGTCACCCGCCGGAGCCTGCCGGAAAGCCGGGCGCTCGGAAGCGGTGTTCTCAATGACGGTATCGAAAAGGTCAGCCACTTGTCTTCTCCACTTGAGTTTGTCACTACGAGGTGACAGGGATACAAATACATCTGGAGGGCGTCCCCGTCAAGCACCTTCTCCAGAAATCTTTTAGGGCTTAAGCTTCAGGTCCACGCCGGGTCCGATCTTGAAGCCCGCCTGCTCCAGATGTGCCTTTGCATACGCTGCCTGCTCGCTCGGGGCAACGGGCTTGTGAGCATAGTTGACAAGGCCGCGAGCCTCTTTGCTCATAAGAAAACTCTTGGCGGTGCGTTTCGCAAAGCCAATCGGACGTCCCATGTTAGTGGCTCCCGGTCAGGCGGTCAAGCATGGAGGCGAGGTCGAAGTCTTCGACCGGCTTGATGAGGTTGGGCGCAGAGGTACGGAGCGAAGCCTTGTCAGTGGCGCCGGTCTTGAAGAAACGCTTGCCATCACGCCCGACTTCGAGGTGCCAGATGTCAGAGAAGTAGGTCTGCATCTTCTTCGAGAACTTCTCCCCGATGCCGACCGGAATGTCACGGGCCTTGCCCACGATCTTCCCTTGGTCATCCTTCTCACCGGTCTGCATCAGATGCGTCAGCACGATGACGGAGGCGCCGACCTTGGGTCCGGTCAGGTGATCGAGGATCGCACCGTAGTAGCGGCCCGCCACATTGTAGAGCGAGCGCAGATCACGCTTCGTCTCGGGGTCTTCGTGTGCGGCCAGCAGCAGCATCTCGCCGAGGAAGGTGCCGCTGTCGATCACGATGACGTCCTTCGGCGTCAGGCCCAGCACCGGACCCAGGTCCTCGGTCGGCGTCTTCCAATGTTCCAGCAGCTTGCAGAACTGGCGCATGGAATCGACAGCCTGCTTCGGCGCAACGGAGGTGCCCGCGAACAGGTTGGTGTTGGTGATCTTCGCCACCGCATAGGTGTTGATGTAGACGTCGGCAGCGCCCGGCTTCAAATAGGAGCCGATGACGCGGCTGTTGCTGTCGAAGTCATGGATCAGCAGGCGATAGCCAGCGTTGGCAAGCTGGGCCAGAGCGCCCGTCTTACCGGAAGCAGGTTCACCGCAGATCAGGATGCGAGGCGGCAACGTGGTTGCTTCGAACTTAGGCACTGAAGAGGGACTCCTCTACGGAAGGGATACGATTGTTGCGTGGATCTGTTTGCCATTGCGGACACAGGTGCGCCACCTGACACCAGTCTTGGCATCGGACAGCTTCACCTGGCCGGTGTTCTACATACAGGGCGGCGCTCGTACTTGCAAGCTGTTCCGCTTCGACCGGATTGTCGAACAGCTTGACGGCCTTGACGTTGCCCCGCTTCATCACCGCCCACTTGGCAGGGCGTGCCCACACATCCTGCTCCGAACAGGACTGCGGTTCGGCTGCCTGATGTAGGCGGATGCGTTCCTCGATGAAAGCGTCAGCCTGCTCCGCTGTCCATAACGGGATGGGCATGTTGAGGACCGGAGCTTGAGGGTAGTCTTGAGTCTGCTTGCTGCGACTCTTCGACCAGTCACGCAAGATCGCGATGACTGACATGGCTGGTATGACCATGCCCTTCTCACGCTCCAGCATGCGCCGATAGATGTTGGTCTGCTGCTCCCATTCACGAGGCACCTGTCCCGCCTTGATCTTGGCGACCGACGTCAGCTTGAAGTCCAGCAGTTCGCCGGTCCCCAGCAACAAGTGATCGACCTGGCCCTTCACCTTCCAGCCGAGATACTCCGCATACAGCGTGGCCTCCACCATGACGAAGGCATCCCCATCCGCAGCACGCTCGATGATGTGGTGCATCGACTGGCCCTGCAACGAATAGATCCGGTCGCTCACATCCTCTTCAAGCTCATCGTCATGTTCGAGCTTGAGCTTCCGCATCTGAGGCGGGACCAACAATTCCGTCACCGAAATGTCAGCCTCGCCCTTCGTATACGAATCATTCTGCACCGCCCTGACAATCGCCTCGGGCAGCCGCAACTTATTGGTCAGCTTCATACGTCACCTCGCGCTCCTCCTGCCGCGCCGCCTCGACCAGCGCAGAGACTTCGGCGGGGGTGAGGCAGAGACCGAGATAGCGCCAGCCAGCCGCCACAACCCCGACGCAGCTTTCGTCGCCGCCAGCCCACGACCAGTCGGCTGACGCGGCATCCCATTCAGCGACAAACGGCGTGCCATTCCATCCAAGAAGCCAGTGGCACCCATCCCGCCCCGGGTTCTGCGGGCGCCCGTCCCATGCGTCAGCCATGTCCCGTCTCCTTGAGTGCTGCGCGGGCGATTTCTTCCATTTCGGTGTCGAGCAAACGATCTCTGGCAATCTTCTTCAGCGCCCACCGCAGCCGGTCCCGCTCGTCTCGCAACTTGCGGGCTTGATCGCACCAGTCGTTGCCCCGCTGGATAGCTTCGTCAAGCTCGGCTTCAAGGCTGCTGATCCGACGCGCAGCTTCTGCCGCAATGGTTTCGGCTACATGCTCGCCTGTGCAGACGCCGCTTTCCTCCGTCGCACCAGGAAAGTTTTCCTGGTCATCCTTGAACCACGGATAGCCGAGGGCTTTGCCGAGACGCTGGCAAACCTCATCGTTCAGCGTGGTGTAGCCCATCCGTAGCCGCTCGATCTCGTCGGCAGCTAGGCGTGCTACTGGACTGGTCATCCCACCCATGTCGATGAATACCTCGGGCGACCGCAACCGCTCTATGATGTCGGTCATAGCTTGGCGTCCAGCAGGTCGGTGGGGAGGGGACCAGCCTTCTTCTTCTTCTTGGCTGCGACGTTGGCCTTCTTGATCTTGGCGGTACCCTCGGCAACAGCCGCGTCGTCACGGCGGGCACGCCGGTTGCGCTCGTTGATCTTACGAAGCTCGGCCACGATGAAGTCGATGTCTTCCTGCGTGGTTTCCTCGGGATCGCGCGCGAAGACTTGCGCCCTCGTGAGACGGTTCAGAACAGGAGGATTATCCACAGTCCCAGCAGCAGGTGTATCAGTCGCATCGCTACTCATCTTCATGTCTCCGGAAAGAGGTGAGAAGGGGAGAGCCGAAGCCCTCCCCAACCTGTACGTTAGTCTTCGCTATCCTGACCCAGCCAGAACAGGAAGTCTTCCTCTTCCTGCGCTGCGTGTGCCGCGTCCATGTCGTAGATCGGCTTGTCCTTGAAGATATCGGCGGCGTCGGGCACCTCGAACATCACCTCATAGGAAGTGCAGCGCAGCTTCTGGTTGCCATAGTCAGAGGGCACAGACACCACGTTGGCCGGGTCGATCTTGACCGCGACCAGCTTGTCGCCGGGCGACATGAAGCCCCGCGCATATTCGTAGGCAGCAGCATGGAAGCCATAGCTGCAAGTCTTGTTGCGGTCGTCATCGACGTCGTGGCGCGGCATGGAGTGGACGCTGCCGGGTGAGTTGTCGAAGCGACCGGAGTGCTTGTCCTTGAAATCGGAACGCACCGCCTTGTATGCGAGGAAGTAACCGTCCGGGGTGATCGGCAGGTTAGCCGCTTCGAGGAACAGGAACAACTCGTTGCGGCTGGTCATAGACGGGTTCGCCATGAGGTTGTCGAGGAACTTGCAGTAGTGGTCGAGGGGCAAGCCCTCGCGAAAGAACAGCATCATCTTGTCCACAAGGTAGCCGGTGATGGAATGGCCCTTGTAGGTCACGCCATCGTCGGTGACGGCCACGTCGCCCGCCGTCATGGCATTGATGAAGGACTTGACAGAGCCAAGCTCAATGGCCTTGTCGAAGTCATGCGCCTTGATGGCCTCGACGACAGCCTCGAAGTTCATGTGCGAGGCATCGACCACGAGGGGCGGCTCCCCGAAGGGGAACAGCGTGACGGACTTGGAGGTGAGAACGAACGGAACCATTGCTGCTATCTCCTTGGATCAGCGGTTGATGTAGTCGTTGAGGGTAGCTTCAGGAACATTCTGGAAGTTGATGTGGTGCAGCATCGGGTGCATGTCGAGGAACTTCTTCCACTCTGCTGCCAGTTGGTAGCCTACATTCCTGCCCCGCTCCTTCGCCTTCGTCTGACCGGCAGACATCATAACATCGAGGCCCATGTGTTCGCCGTACCGGTGGTAGTCATAGTTGCGCTTGAAGTAGGGGCGCACAATCTGTAGCACAGGATCGAGGCCCTTCCAAGTAGCTTTTTCAATGATCGCACGGCGAGGTGACATGCCCTGCGCCAGCCAAGTAAGGGCGGCACCAGCCTTGTAGTGTTCCTCGATGAAAGCCTCGGGCACATTGGCGGCCACCCAGTCGGGATCGAAGCGGACCCAGCCATGCTTGGCAAGGTTAGCCTGCAAGGTCTTGGACCTGTTCAACTCCGCAGCCGATACCCCAATGACACGGGGGTTCATGGATACCCCAAGGAAGCCGATAGCATGGAGCGACCGCAGCGCCCGGTGGTAGTTGCCGGGAGGCTGCCCCTCCACGAACTCCAGATAGATGCCGCCCCCTGCCAGATTGATAGGCGAGGTTGTCCTGTCATAACTGTAGTCGTTGGCATCGTTGAAGACGTAGCCTCGGGTCTTGGGTGCAGTCGAGGTAGGTGCCGCCGCATTGGAAGGCGGAGCAGCCAGATCGGTGTCGATGTTGACGGGCTTGGGGATGCCGCGCTTCTCACACAGATCGCAGAAGTCTTGGTATGGAACGCCGCTAACGACAGTCAGCTTGACGTCCGTCCTCGGCGTGACCTTCGGATAGGCGTGCTTCAGCTTGGCATAGACCGCAGCCGTAACCTTCGAGGTCCACATCACCTTCCATGTCACGTTCTTGAAGCGCGGAATGGCGTGTTCGAGGCGATAGTCTTTGTCACCGTAGGGTTCGCGGCGGAAGCCATTCCAATGGGCGTGCCGCGTGTAGTCGAACAGCTTCGGCGGGGCATCCGGCTTGGCGAGGGGAGCCAGATCCACAATCTCCCGCACGTTGATGACCTGCCCCTTCCAAGTAAGCGTCATGCTGTCCTTCAGGGCAGCCAGCACCTTGCTTGCGCCACGAGCCAACCCCTCGGGGCCGTGCAGGTATTGGCGGGCATCGGCCAGCGTCGGCTGGCTTGCAACCTCGGCCTCGACCGCCAGCCGAACGTCACGCAGCACCTCGGCCAGGCGCAGGGTCAGGAACTTGATGGTGGCCGGGTCATAGGACAGCGCCTCCCGTGAAGGGCTGATAGACACGCTGCCCATAGGCACCCGGATCGCCAGCCACAACAGGGCCAGCACCTTCTTGGCAGGGTCGGGCAAGTCCGGAAGCGAGTTGTAGTCCAGCCGATAGGGCACGTTGCCCATGACGACAGTCGTCTCGGACCCAATGCTCTCCCGCACCAGCCACGCCGGGCCGCCGTCCACCTGTTGCTCAGACTTGAAGGTGAGGACGTCGGAGGTGAAGCGCCATGCAGACAGATCGACGTTGTGACTAGGCATGGTCGGCCACCAGCGGAACAACTTGCCTGCCTGTTCATACCAGTCACCGAAGGTGCCGCTGGAACGGGTGAGGGGGACGCGCACCTCGATGCCGCTGTCCGTGCCGCACTTCTCCGTGCCGACATGATTGACGCGCGGCAGTCCGTCCTGCCGATAGCAGACATAGGTCCGCTTCTCGCCAGCGTGCCACGATGTGACCGTGAACTGGTCGGTCACGGCGAAGGGAGACTTGGAGCCAAGCCCGAAGCCGCCGATCTGGGTGTTGTCTTGGTCCTTAGTCGAGCGGAAGTAGGTGGTGTAGAGGGACAGCACATCGTCATGGGACAGGCCGTGCCCGTAGTCGCGGACATAGAAGACAGGGTCCGCATAGGTCGGCAGATGCACCTTGATGCTGCTGATCGAGTGACCGGCCTGCGTGTGTGCATCCACCGCATTGCAAGTGATCTCGCGGATCACAGCCAGCGTCTTGTTCTGGTAGAGGTTGGACGACAGGATCTCGAAGGCTTTGCTGCTGGCGGCAATGGTGAATGCGCCGCCGCTGCCAAGGCCACCAGCCTCTACAGTCTCGTGTTCACGCATCATAAGCATTGGATCAGTCCTTCTTCGCTCGGGTGTTGTGGACGAAGTTATGTGCTGACTTCATAGACGATGCGACCTTGACCAAGTCCCATCGGGGAGGCGACTGCCCCCATACAGGTGCCCATACTTTTACGGTGCCGTCAAGCTGCCGCACCATGCGACAGCCCAGATATGTCTTGCTCATGCGGACGCCCGGCTTCAATGCAGGACGGACGGGGCCTCGATCATCGACAACGCAATCCATTCTAGTGTCTCCTCATAGAAGGGGCGGAACGTATCCTCGAAGCGGCGCAGTTGCTCGTCCGTCAACTCGTTGCCATCCACAACGGCGCCGACTAGTGCGACCTGTTCGAGTGCGGCCAAAGCATCGTCGCCTTCCTGCCACTCCCGCCATACCGCAACGGCCTGGCCCTCGATGTCATGCTCCGTCCCGTCATGCAGTCGCAGGGGGAACGATACCCGGAACGCCTGTTCGCGCGTCATGCAATCCTCCTATCACAGCATCCAGAGCTTGCGGCCCCAGCGAATATAGATCCACCCCAGCGCACCACGCTTGAAGCGGGGCAGGATATAGAACGGACGCGGCGTCATGGCTCAGGCTCCCGTGTGGTTGGGGGGCAGGGTGTTGAAGGCTTCTTCCTCGGTGCGGAGGGTGTCGAGGTAGGTGGCGAAGTCGAGGCGGGCATGGTGGCCCTGCGATGCGATGAAGTTGAGGGTGACAAGCAGCATGATGGAGGTGTCCCACCCCAGCCCATCAGCTACCTGTTGTAGTGCCCGTTGCGGATCACGTTCCATGGTTGCGTTCCTTCTATGGAAGATTGATTTCCTACGTGACTTCTGGTATTATTTCCTATGGAAACTTTTTATAGGAAGTACACCTGTGGATAACTACAAAGCCCTTCACCTAGAGTCGATAACCAAACTGGAAGAATCCAATCCGGATATCTGGAAAGAAGTTTATAAGAGGTCTCGTCTTTTAGCCATGCTTGCTCGCCTAAAATGTTCAGCGAAACGCAAGAAAGTTCCTTTCAACTTGAATCCGGACAACATTACTTTACCTGAATACTGTCCTGTCTTGGGAATTAAACTTGTATTCAACACTGTGGCACCTGACGACAACTCCTATAGCATGGATCGTATCGACAATACAAAAGGATACACAATGGATAATATCTGCGTCATGTCCTTAAAGGCTAACAAGATGAAATCAAACGGGACACTGACAGAACTGGTCAAGCTGGGCAAGTGGGCCGAAGCGCAGTTGAAATTTCAACCGGATTAATATAGAGTGCTGATAGTCTGCCACCCGTCTGTGCTTCTAGCTGGGCGGTGTTTCGTGTGTCAAGCCCTTGCTCACCAGATGCTCACCGGAAACTCACCAGCAATTCGATAATGATTTCAATGAGATGCACCAGCGAGAGAGAAAGGTGAGCGTGGTGAGCAACCATCTTTCCTATAGAAGAAAAGAATATATAGGAAAAGGTTGGCAACATCGTTCACTTCCTCACCGTCATGCGTATGTGTATGATTTCATTCAGCTTTTCCGGTGAGCTTCCCTTCTGTAGCATCCGATCGGCTTCACCCTCCTTCAACCGCGCCTGCCTTTTGAGCCGGGCGATCCGGTGCAGATTGCGGCATGAGTGGGGGCCAGCCTCCAACACATCAGCCTCCTGCCGGGCGAGCGTCGCCGTCCTGCGAAGGTAGTTGATACGCTCGGCCACAGTCACCTTACCCTGCACCATCACGAAGGGTGGGTTAGGTAGTGACCACATGCGCCTGCTTGTCATCGACATACCCTCCCCGTCAGCCCCATTGTGCGGCCATGGCATCCGCGATCCCTTGATAGGTGCGGCTGCGTTCCTTCCACCGGTCAGGGCCGGGCGACATCTTGTGGATGCGCGCCTCGCGACCCCCTACAATTTGTGTCGGCACCAGATTGGGCAGGCCCTTCAACCACAGGCAGGTGGCCTTGGTTTCCCCGTGTCCAAACTGCCACGGCTGCACGATCTGATCCGGCTTGCGGATGGCGGTGCTGATCTTGCTGACCGGGTTCTCGATGGCGATGCGCGGGATAGGTGCGGCCATCAGCATTCGCACGAAGTCGAGCGCCATAGCCTGCTCATGGAGCTTGTCCTTCCACCAGCGGGCACCGCTCACGGCGAGGTGGGTGCGAGGCGGGTGGGCGATCATCAAATCCCACCCATCATCGAGGATGCCCAGCACGCTGCCTTGGTAGTGGGGGCCGGGCCTCTCGGTCGGCAGCAGGTCGCATGACATGGCGTCATGGCCTCGGGCACGGAAGGCATCACGCACGGTGCCGCTGTATTCGCAAGCTACCAGAACACGCATTGGCGTGTCTCCTATGTTGGCGGTTGAAGTCTTACAGGTTCTCGGGGCGGGGCACAAGCCCCCCGTTGGGCAGACGGATGCGCGGCGCGCCAATCTCCCGCTTAATATGGGCGGCCATCACCAGCAGCCGGTCACGCCATGCGAGGATCATCTCGGCATCGTCTCCGCTGTCACCCCAATGACGGTCGAGCAGGGCCAGCAAGTCCTCGCCTGCCTCGAAGGCTTCACGCATGGCTTGATAGGCGTCTTCGTGCTTGTCGTGGTTGTCGCACATGGCGGGGGCCTCCTTCACTTGGTTGCGGCGCGAGCGTATGCGCCAAGGCGTGCGTCGTCAACGCTGTCGGGCGCTCGTTTCACTAGCGTTTCGACGCCGAGGTGGCGATGAACGAGGTGCCAGCGGGCGCGGGCGAAGCGTTGTGTGCGGTCAGCGAAGGACTCGCCGCGCGCGGTGCGGCAGAAATGCAGGGCAACGGTGCCCGAGGGGCAGCGCCGGGTGCCCACAAACTGGGCAAGCTTGCCGTCAGGGCGGATTACCCATTGGCCTGGCTGGGCACAAGCGGGATCGAAGGCTGCCAGCGGCAGCGCGGTGCGAAACTGCATTGAAGTTGCTCCGGTTAGGCGGGGTTGGAAACTGTTACCCCGGCAGGGGTGAACAGGGTTTGTGAAGCTGCACGCAAGGCGCGGGTCTCAGCTACGCACCCGCCAACGCGGAAGGTGAAGCTGCCGCACTTGTGCGGGTTGTATGACGCGGCATAGGGCAGGCGGTCACAGGCAGCGGCGGAAGGCAGCCCCGCCAGCGTGTCGCGTGACCAGCCGGGGCGCATCGTGCCATCGCACGCAACTAGCTCGCCCTGTATCCACGCATGGACCACCTTGCGCCCCGTCTTTAGCACGCGCTGCCGCCCAGCCTCCGACACATGGAAAGAGGGCGAGTCTAGCAGCACATGCGAGGCATGAGCGACGGTGCGCCACCCCTTGGGGGTCTTTTCCATGACGGACCAACAGTTGCGCGTAAGGTTGCGGAACACACGCACGGCGGACATAGGGCTGCTCCTATGCGGGAGGGTGGATGGATTACCAGACGCCGCAGGCTTCGAGGCAGGCGCGATCCTTGTCGAAGGTGATGCGGTCAGCCTTGGGCATAGCGTCGAAGTGTTCTTGCACTTGCTTGGCGATGGCACGCTGTTCGTCCGTCATCATAACAAGCCCAAAGATGGACGCCTTGTAAGGATTGACGGACAGCATCGCGCCTTGCCATGCGGCATAGGCAAGGGTGGTAGAGGGTGGCGCGGCCTTCAGCAACCGGCCTCTGTTGGGGCCTCGGGTGCAGATGGCGGAGGCGAGCGCAGCTTGCGCGGTAGCTGACAGGATGGACATAGGGCAGGGCCTTCTATGCTGGGTTGCGGGGGAGTGTCTAGCACTCGGGCGATCCCATGGCAAGCCGATACCATGGGAAAGCCGGAAGGCTAGAAGGTTCCGTTCAAGCGGATACGCCAGCGCAGGTCATGCATTATTTCGACCTCGAATCCGTGGCCGCGCTCGGTTAAGCCGGTCACGATCCGGAGCATAGTGTCTAGCTCGAAGACGAAGATATCACGGGCTTGCATGGCAGGGGTTTCCTATGGGCGAGAGGGGAAGCCTCCCCCGAGGGGGAGGGGAGGGGATTAGTGGCGGGGATAGGCGACCTCGGCAACGTCATGCGACCAGCAGGCACGGCATGAGCCACACTTGCCGCCCTGCGTGTAGGCAGGACACACATGCGCGCCGGGGCGAGGGGGCGCCTTGTCATACACGGTGGAAGTCAGCGGCCATTTGTTCGTGGGCGCCTCGTCAATCTTGTATCCGGACAAGCGGACAGTGAGGTTGGAGGGGATATCGCCACCGGTTGCCACATAGGACAGCCACATGGCTAATTCCTTGGACGGAATCCAATGCTTAATCTCGGGCGTTTGCCGGGCGACTTCGCAGATGGCGGCGATGTGCTTGCGACTTTGCGTGTCGCCAGCGTCGTGCCAGCGGTGCCAGCCCGGATCGGTGACGCTGGAGTGCACCTTGCCGCCATCCAAGCCATGCGCCTTGCGAAGCATGGACACCATAGCAGGCACCCATCGCTCATGCTCGATAGCGGCAAGGCGTGTGGCTTGGGCTTTCTTGACAGAAGGGTACTGGTAGTTAGCCTTCAGGGCGTAGCAGTCGGAGCAGACGGTATCGGGGACAGCGTGCAGCTTTGCGCCCGTGATGCAGGCTTGCGCGGGGAGGCCATAAGCGGTCCCCGGCATCTTGGACGGGAAGCCTAGGGAACCGGCAATTTCTGCCGCTGCTTTGGCAGTCATGACATGGGACATAGGGCGGGGCCTTCTATGCTAGGGCGGGGCGGGGTGCCCTGCCGTGATTTGGAAGGTAGATCGGGGCGTTCCGGATTAGAAGCCCCGATTTTGCATGGCTGCTATGCGTTGGGCAGGATGCCTGCGAGGCAGTCGGCGAGCATGTCAACCGCGCGGTCAATCTGGGCGGCGCGGGTGCGGTAGGCGTGGCCGGTTGCGTAGTCGCCGCGCTCATCTGCTTCGCGAGCAAGGTCCATGTCAAATCGCGACTTGCGGATCAGGATATCGCGGGCGGCGCTCATCTCGGTGGCGTTGGGTGCGATGGTGTAGGACATAGGGTGGAGCCTCTATGCGGTTGGGGCTTGGCGGGGTGCCTTGCCTGTGACGAAGGATTAGCCCCATGCCGGGGGCGGGCGGAAGTGACAGTTTTGCATGGCAGCTATGCGAGGGGCGCGGGGCTTTGGCGCACACGCACACACGCACGCAGGGGCGCGCACGCATGGGCATGGGGGCGGGGGCGCATGGGCGCGCGAGCATTCCTTGCGTGGGAGGGGATAGGTCCGGATCGGTCCTAATGGGTGCGGGGCGTGGGGCGCGCGGGTGCCGTAGGATTTCCTGTTGAGTATTTGTTAGGCAGGAAGAATTGCGGTTGCCTATTTGCTAGGCAGGAAAGTCTCCGGTTGCCTATTATATAGGCAGGAAAAACGCCAGGCAGCTAGGCATAGATTCCTGTCAAGTGGGATTCCGCATCCAGAACAATTGCCAACCGGATCAGAACGCAAACGGCTCGTTGGGAAGAAAGAACAATGCAAGCCCGGCTCGGCTCGGCTACAGCTTGTTCCGACTTGGCATCGTTGCAGCTGCGGCTCGGCATCACGGCGCAACGGCTCGGCTGCGGGACGGAACGCAAGCGGCTTGTTACGCCAGGCCATTGTATATTGTATATTGGATTTTGTAGGGGGTAGGCCATAGGGGGGGGCTGGAAAATCTGGGGGTGGCTGTGTTGTAGTCAGAATACCCCTACCAGATTCGCGCGTATTTTTCGAGTTTGTCACATTTCTGCCATAAAGTGCGGGCCTTCCACCCGCCGGGGTACTGCGCGCGTACCTCTTTCCCGGCTGCGATCCTTCTGCGCTCGGGCCGGGACCCCCGGAGACAACCTGCCGCCTCGCAAGGGCAAAACGGCCAACTGCCTCAACACTTCATAACATACTCCCCACCCACCGCAATGTCAACCATTTCTCGATCTGCCCCCTCTTCTTTCTCGCGCCGATAAATTACAGGCACATTCGCCCACCCCTCCGCCGTCTTTACCTGGAGCTTGTAGTCCGTATAAACCCGCTCATCCTGCTCATCAAGCCGATAGAACTGAATCACCCTAAGCGGAATCGTCATCGCTACCTCCTATAGCCGAACTAACTATACCCAGTTCCCCGCGCCCCGTCCAGCAATAACTCATTCCGCATTCGTAACGTCCCTAACCCCTTGCGCCCCCTTCCAACCCCTGCTACACACCCCATTCCTCAAAACTACCCCCAATCCACCCATCATCCCGCTCAGTAAGAAAACACCCCAAAACCCCCTCCACACGCAATAATCTTACCGAGGGGGAAGGCCGCAGAACGTGTTAGTAAAACGCCATTCCATTAACACGACGTCGGCAACATGTTAGCGGGGGTGAGCGTGCCAAACCGATTCTCACCAGACTCTCACCTAGAAAAGCCTTATATATCAAGGGCGTAAGCCCAAAGTGAGGGTGGTGAGCGTGGTGAGCACCTACTTCTTATAAGGAAGAAAGAATAATAATATAAGAAAATTGTTGGAAAACAATTCTCACTTCCTCACCGCGACCAAGAAATCCAATGATATCAATGACTTAGCTGGCGCCGGGGGGTGATAAAGCCATTTCCCACCTCACCTACTCTCACTGCCAAACTACGCTACAGGATTTCGGGTGTTCTTCTGGAAGGTAGACTACATATTATGATAAGTCTAGCTAGAATACAACTGTGGTATTTTTGCCACACCCTCTGCTCCCGACGGGTCCCGCGCGTAGCGCCCTTGATTATCAAGTTGTAGCGCGCTATACAAGTGGTGTTGCGGCAGCGAGCGGAAGCGGGCTAACCACCCACCCTAGTTGCCGGGGAGGTCACGATCCTGCTTTACCGCTGTGGTGGCGGTGGACTGAGGTCAGGAGGGCGCTTAAGGCGCTCTTAAACGTGGGCAAAGGCCGCAACATGTTTGATCTGGATACGGACTGCATAGCGGACGTCGTTCATTGGTAATGCCAGACAACATTCGGCCCAAGGACGTGAGGGCCAGCTTCCTTGACAACCCCCTTCTGACATCCTATGTTCCTTCTCCGCTCGTAAGACCCCGTGGATTGGGGCGGATAACGGGGGATAAGGATTGGCTGCGTCGGTCGGCGGCCCCCACTTATATAAGGAGAAGGCAGTGGAAGTAACCTACCTAGACCATATGGGCAGTGACCTGTCGGTCGTCAATGCGGCCCGCGTTTCGTTCGGCAAGCAGGTGCAAGAGTTCCGGCCTGAGAAGGACGGTCGCCTACTCCGCTTCCTCGCCAAGCACAAGCACGAACTGCCGTTCGCCCACCCCCACGTTAGCTTCCACTTCAAGGCACCCATCTTCGTGGCCCGGCAGCTTGCCAAGCACCAAGTGGGCTTCGTGTGGTCGGAGATCAGCCGCCGCTATGTCAAGGACACCCCCGAACTCTACTGGCCCCAGCAGTGGCGCAAGGGCTCCGAAGACATCAAGCAGGGCAGTACGGACGAGTCTTGGAATGACAAGTTTGGCGTAACTGAGCGGATCGACGTAGCTGCCCGGTCGCTGGTGTGGGACTACAAGCGCATGGTGGCGGAAGGCTGCTGCGCGGAGCAGGCCCGCATGATCCTACCTCAAAATATGTACACTGAGTGGCACTGGACGGGTAGCCTGCTGGGTTGGGCTCGTGTATGGGGTCTGCGCGTCAAGCCCGACGCCCAGCGCGAGACGCGCGAAATCGTGGAGAAGATCGGCTCCAAGATGGCAGATCTGTTTCCGTTCTCATGGGAGGCTTTGACCAATGTCAAGTGATGTCGCGGAACTGATGGGCAAGCTGTTCAAGCGCGGCTTCAATCCAGATGGGATTGTCTATATTTTGAGACTGCTGGCAGCGGAGCATGAAAAAGGAACTGATCGGCGGCGTGATCTAGAGCTTGCAGCCGAAAGCCTTCTGGAGTAGGGAAGGGGCGACCGGCGCCGCCTAGACTTTTAGCGCCGGGTTTGGTATAGTGGTAGTTCACCCCAAGAGGAGCTATTGATGCGTAATTATGAAGATGCGCCGACCCCGTCCGCGCGTGCGGCCACTATTATTCGCCGCACCTATGCCCGTCCGACCGAGGGCGGCTTCGAGTCGTGGGACGATATTGTTGGGCGCGTCGTCAGCCATCAGCGTTGGCTGTGGCAGCGGGCTCTGGGCGACAAGCCCCTTTCCAGCATGCAGGAAGAGGAACTGGAGGAACTGCGTGAAGTCCTGCTGAAGCGGGAAGGCTCTGTCTCCGGGCGCACCCTGTGGCTGGGCGGCACTGCCGTGGCCAAGAAGCGCGAAGCCTCCATGTTTAACTGCGCCTTCACCAAGGTCGAGACGGTCCACGACGTCGTCGATGCGTTCTGGCTGCTGTTGCAGGGCTGCGGCGTCGGCTTCGAGCCGGTGGTTGGCACGCTGAATGGCTTTACGCAACCGATGGAGATCGAACTGATTCGTAGCCAGCGGGCCAAGCTGGAGCAGAAGAAGGGCCGCGAAACCAATGTCGAGACGTTCACGCAGGAAAGCGGGAAGACGGTTTGGACTATTAGTATTGGTGACAGCGCAGAAGCCTGGGCCAAGTCGGTGGGTAAGGTGCTGGCTGGCAAGCGGAAGGCTGATGTGCTTCGACTTGACTTCGGGCAGATTCGTCCAGCCGGGGAGCGTCTTGCTGGGTACGGCTGGATTTCGAGCGGCGACGAGACTTTTGCTCCCGCGCTTGAGAGGATCGCGCAACTTCTTAACGCGCGTGCCGGTCAGCTTCTTACCCGCATCGACATCCTCGATCTTCTTAACCACCTCGGCACCACCCTCTCCTCACGACGTTCGGCGGAGATTGCACTGGTTCCGTTTGGCGACCCGGAATGGGTGGAGTTCGCCAAGGCGAAGAAGGACTTCTGGGTCCATAACAACTTCCATCGCCAGCAGAGCAACAACTCGGTGATGTTCAAGTCGCATCCCACGCATGCGGACATCACTCAGCTTTTTGATCTGATGCAGGAAGCAGGCGGCTCTGAGCCTGGCTTCATCAACATGGTGGAAGGCAAGCGTCGCGCCCCGTGGATTTCGGGCGTGAATCCGTGCGCCGAAATCTTGCTGCCGAACAAGGGCTTCTGTAACCTTGTGGAAATCAATCTGAGCCGCTTCAACGACGAGAATCTGCATCGCCTGTTCAGGACTGCGGAACTGCTGGCCCGCGCCAACTACCGCCAGACCTGCGTCAATCTGGTGGACGGCGTGCTTCAGCGGGCGTGGCACGAGAACAACGAGTTCCTGCGTCTGTGCGGCGTGGGTGTGACGGGTGTGGCCGAGTGGAAGTACGGCGACAATCCGCTGTCGTGGGCGGCCCTGAAGTCGGTTGTCAAGGATGCCGCGCATGGTATGGCCGACGAACTTGGCCTGCCGCGTCCCAAGGCAGTCACCACGGTCAAGCCGTCGGGCACTCTGAGCAAGATTATGGACACTACCGAAGGTGTGCATAAGCCGCTGGGCAAGTACATCTTCAACAATGTGCGGTTCAGCAAGCATGATCCCTACGTTGAGAAGCTGATTGCCGCGAACTACCGCGTCTTTCAGGACCCGTCCAGCCCGGATGCGGTGCTGGTGACGTTCCCAGTGGCCTACGAGAACGTCCAGTTCGACGTTGTCGACGGTAAGCATGTCAATCTGGAGCCCGCTCAGGCCCAGCTTGACCGCTACAAAATGCTCATGGACTACTATGTGGACCACAATTGCTCTGTCACGATCAGCTACAGCCCGGAAGAAGCGCCGGAAATCGTCGATTGGCTTGCTGATAACTGGAATAACTACGTCGGCGTCAGCTTTCTGTACCGGACTGACCCCACCAAGACCGCCAAGGACCTCGGCTACCTGTATTTGCCGCAGGAAGTCGTGGATGAGGCGGCCTATACGGCCTACGCAAGCACGCTGAAGCCGCTGGATGGGGGGTGCATGACCTGTCAGCAGGCTCAAACTGATGAGCAGGAGTTCGAAATTGACACCGGAAGCGAATGTGCGACCGGCGCCTGCCCTATCCGATAAGGTAAGGAGCCCGTGCCGTGGAGAATGTAGTGTTTTTGCTACCCCTGCTGGTTACTTTTGCTCTGGTTGCGGGCGTAGTCTTGAAGAAATTGCTGGCTGGCGATCCTACTCTGAGGAAGAAAAGTCAGATGTACTCAGAGCCGTAGCGCAACGTAGACTGAGTGCTTGATTTATGGGGGCTGGTAGGGTAGTATTCCTATCAGCCCTTCTTTTTAGGACCCTGACATGCAGTTTACGGTCGAATACGACGATGGCGTGTGGATTTTCACGGTAACTTCGGACGATGACGAGCCAGACTACCTTGAAGAGTTCGAAATCACCAACCCTGCTGATGCAAAAGCTGCTGCTAAGGATCTAATCGAGGAGATTATGGAGGCTGCCGAGGCTGAGGACGAGGAAGATGAGGATGCCGACCCTCTCGAAGGGTTCCTAGACGAACTTGAGGAGTAGGGCGTGCCGTGTCCAGCGACCGCGACGAGGCTGTCCAGAACTTCCTAGAGTCTACGGACATTGACCGCAAAGTCTTGGAGGCAGTCGCAAAGGTGCTGTCCAGATCCCCGCGCGCTGTCTTGATTGCGTGGGAAACTGACGAGTCCTTCGGCATTACGGCGATACCCTTCTCAACAAGCCTTATCAAGGGCATGGTCGACACAGCATTTGACGCTGTATTCGGGGATCAAGACGAGGAACATGGCGAAGACCCTAACTGAGGGGCTGCTAGAGGGCTGGCATATCTTGACTGTACTGTCAATGTATGTTATACTTTTCCGCTAAAGAGGAGTAGCTCTCTTGCCGACATTTAAGATTTCGCAGCTTACGACGGCGGTCGCCGTCTCGGCTACAAATCAGTTCGAAATCAATCAGAACGCTGCCTCCCGCAGCCTTGAGGTGTCCGTGCTGTCCTCGTATGTGCGCGGACTGGACACCTTGGTTCCGGTGAATGTGTCGGTCAGTTCGGCAACAGCAGCAGTCAGCATTACGCAGACGGGCACTGGCCCCGGCATGAACGTGCTGGGCGGCGTTCGGTTTCGTGGCGCAACCGCAGGCTTCGTTGGTCTTGTAGCGCCCGCCAGTGTCAGTTCCGTGACCTACACCCTCCCTGCCGCAGACGGCACCAACGGGCAGGTCCTCACCACTAACGGCACCAATATCCTCTCCTTCACATCCGTCGCAGGCGGCGGCGGCCTCACCAACTTCACTGACAGTGCTACCTCTGCCACGCCGAATGCGACAGTTCCGGTCAATTCGCTGGCGGCTTCTGGTGGGGCGACTAACATCGACGTAGCCATTGTCCCCAAGGGTACGGGTGCCTTTACCCTTCAGGTCGCAGATAATACGACTACAGGAGGCAACAAGCGCGGGACCAACTCCGTTGATCTCCAAACCCTTCGCACCAATGCTAATCAAGTTGCATCGGGGGCTAGAGCCGTTGCGATTGGCACCAGTAATCGTGCGGACGGCAGTAGAGCAGTAGCTATTGGAGAGGCAAACATTGCGGACGGCTTGTACGCCTTTGCAATAGGTTCCAGCAATACAGCTTCCGCCAGCGCCCAAGCATTTGGATCTAGCAATACCGCCAGCAGTACTGGCTCCACCGCAATAGGAAATAGTTTAACCGTAAGCGGCCAGTATGCGTTCGGGGCTGGTTTTTTGAATACGGTGTCGGGTAATTTCTCGTCGGCGCTAGGTGGGTCCCGCGCAACAACGAATAGCATTCTAGGGCTGCTTGCTTACGGCTTTAACGGCACAAGCACGGGCCAAAACCAGATGTCTTACTTCGGTGCCCGGCCTATCACGACGGACGGTGCCGCACGCCGCGCCACAGCAGACGACGCCGCCGCCTCAGCGACTAACCAGCTAACCCTCCGCAACAGTTCTGCCTTCACGTTTGAAGGTAAGGTGATCGCCCGCGACACCTCGACAGGCGACATCAAGTCTTGGATTTTCACGGGCGCTATAAAGCGGGGAGCTAACGCGGCGGCCACTGCGCTTGTAGGTACGCCAACCGTGACAGTCGTGGCGGAAGACACCGCCGCATCAACGTGGGCTGTCGCGTTGGCCGCCGATACAACGAACGGGGCTTTGGCCGTGAATGTGACCGGGCAGGCGACTAAGACGATCCGCTGGACGGTTGTGATTCACAGCGCGGAGGTCAACTAATGTGGGTTTTGAAGTTCGCTACCCAAGAGCAAGCTGAAGCTAGGTCATTCCAAGAGGCTGCTGCGCGATTGGGCGCTCTCCACACCACCGAACTCTGGTGGGGCTGGATTGAGCGTGACGGTCAGTTTTGGCTTCTTTGTGACGAGGGAACTCCAAACGCTGAACAGGTCGCCTAATAAAGAAACTTAACGGCGGGGGCAATCTGCGTGGCAACGGCATCTAAGATTTCGCAGCTTACGACTGCTGGCCCCCTCACCGGGGCTGAGTTGGTGCCTGTTGTCCAGAGCGGGGGCACCCTCCAGACCACTGTATCCGCGCTCAAGGTCTTCAGCCTGGGCAATGTGGTAGCCGAGGTGTCCAGCCTCGATGCGCGTGTGGCAGCCGTCTCGGCCCTCGCCACCCAGAATGCCACTGCGATTGCGTCCGTCCAAACCGACCTAGCCGACCTGACGACTCGCGTCGCCAATGTCTCGGCTTCGGTGTCGGTGCTTAACACTCAGATGACGCAGGTTCAAGCGTCCATCTCCGCGATCAATTCGCTACTCGCTGCCATCGACGTATCCGCCATCAACACGCTGCTGCCCGCTGTCTCGGCTCTCGAAATCCGGGTCAGTGCCGTGTCGGCTGCCGTCTCTGTCAACACCGCTGATATCGCCAGCCTAAACATCACGGTCGCCAATGTCTCCGCGCGCACCTCTGTCAACGCGGCGGCCATTACCTCCGTCAACAATGTGGTGTCCGCGCAGGGCATCCGTCTTGACGCTGTCTCCGCTGCCACAGTCTCTCTAGCCTTCTCCGTCTCCATTGTCGAGACTCGCGTCAGTGCCGTCTCGGCGGTTGCCGCCGCAAACACGCTGGCGATCACTTCAGTCAATGCGGTCGTCTCGGCGCTTGACGTAAGAGTCGCGAGTGTTTCGGCTCAAACGTCCGTCAATGCTGCGGCAATTACCTCGATCAACGCCTATGTGTCTGTAATCGCAGTCACGGTTGCTAATCTATATGTGCGCGTCGACAACACTCAAGCTTCCGTGTCCGCGCTCCAGACTCAAGTTGCCAACGTCTCGACATCTGTGTCTGCCCTCAATGTTCAGATGGCAGCAGTACAGGCTTCCGTCTCCGCCATCAACTCGGTGCTGGCAGCCATTGATGCCTCTGCGCTGGCGTCCCTTGAGCCCCGCGTGTCGGCGCTTGAGATTCGCGTTACCAATGTGTCAGCTTCCGTGTCGGTTCTTAATGTGCAGATGCTGGCAGTCCAAACCTCCATCTCCACCATCAACTCTGTACTCAACAACATCGACGCTTCCGCCCTAGCCTCCTTGGAGCCTCGTGTCTCGGCGCTGGAGATTCGCGTTGGTGTTGTTTCCGCCGCAACCTCTGTCAATGCCGCCGCTATCACCTCCCTTAACGCGGTCGTGTCGACTAAAGCCAATCGCAACGGCGACCACCTTACCAACGTCCAATACATCGACTTCAACACCACCACCAGTTACGCGCCCCTGCCGGGTCGCCTGACATGGGACATTGAGTCAGGCACTCTTGATCTGGGCCTGACCGGCACCGTCAACCTGCTCATAGGCCAGCGCACCGTCGCCCAAGTCTACAACAACAGTGGCGTTACCCTGCCCAAGGGCAAGGCTGTCCGCGTCACGGGCTCTCAAGGCCAGCGCCTCACGGGCGCCCTTGCCCAGGCCGACAGCGATGCCGACAGCCTCACCATCTTCGGCATTATGCTGGAGACGGTTTCCGTCAACAATTCCGGCTATGTCGCCACCGACGGCCTCGTCAGAAACGTCAACACCCTCGGCTTCACTGACGGCGCTGTTGTGTTCCTTTCTCCGGTATCGGCTGGCGAACTGACGCCCATTAAGCCTGTGGCCCCGCAGCATCTGGTGCAGATGGGTTACATCGTCAAGGGCGGCTCTGGCGGCGCGGGCGAAATCTACGTCAAGGTGCAGAACGGTTACGAGTTGGGCGAACTGCACGACGTCAAAGTTTCTGCTAGCACTTCCCTCGCTGACGGTGAAGTTCTCGCCTACAATGTCAGTGCCCAAGTCTGGACCAACTCCCCTGCCCTCATTAACGCGCAGGCATCCATCTCAGCCCTGAACATTCAAGTCGCTGCCGTCTCCGCCCTTGTCTCTTCCAACACCGCCGCCATCACCTCTATTAACAATGCGGTCAGTGCTGCCCTGACCAGCCTGAATGCCAGCAACCTGACTACCGGCCTTGTGCCCACTGCCCGTCTCGCAAGCGGCACCGCCAATTCCACCACCTTCCTTCGGGGCGACCAGACCTGGGCCGTTCCTACCAGTGGCGGGGGCGGCGGCGGCGGGGCAGGCGAAACTTTCAACGCATTTCTACTGATGGGAGGCTGACATGGCTACCGCTTACAAAGTTCTGGGCCAGAGCGCCCCCGCTGCTACAACTCTGACAACTCTTTATACGGTGCCCGCTGCCACACAAGCCGTGGCCTCTACGCTGGTGGTCGGTAACAGGGGTGTCTCGGCCACCTACCGGATCGCCATTCGCCCTGGCGGCGCGTCCATCGCGAACCAGCATTACATCGTCTTCGACGCTGCCGTGAACCAGTATGACAGCGCGTTCTTCACGCTGGGTATCTCGCTGGCGGCTGGCGATGTGGTGTCGGTCCAAGCGTCCACCGCCGATGTCAGCTTTTCGCTCTTTGGAGCGGAGATCACCTAATGAGCGTCCGTAACATCGCGGACTCGGGGGTAGTCAATATTCCGTTTGGTGGGTCGCCGCAGCCGTGGGTACGTAATCCGTCGTGGGTCGCGATGCCCAGCGTCACGAACACCGAGCAGAAGTTTGTAGCACTGTTTGCGGTGTACCCAAGCGGCAATCTGGTCGCGTTCACCGCTGCCGGTAACTACACGGTAGACTGGGGCGACGGCACCACACAAAACTTTACAAGTGGCACGACGGCAGAACGTGAAATTAATTATACGGCTGCCGCGTTGGCCAACACCGATGCGCCGGTTACGCTGACGGATGCGGGCGATTTGGTCGGGCGCACGGCCCACGGCTACACCAACGGCATGGCGGTGCAGTTCTACAACATCGTCACCACCACCGGCCTCACGGCAGGGCAGACCTATTTCGTCATCAATGCGACAGCAAATAACTTCCAAGTGTCGTTGACGGCGGGCGGATCTGCTGTGGCGTTGACGGGCAATGGCTCCGCGACGCTTTTGCAATTCAGGCAAACGCTCATCACCGTGACGCCGCAGGCCGGTCAGAACCTGACGAGCCTTAACCTCCAAGTGCGCCACAGCGCAGCGGGCACTACGACCTACACAGTGAACTACCTCGATGCGGTGCTGTCGGCACCCAACATGACCGCGCTATTTATTGGCAGCGCAAGCGCCACTGCCAGCACGATCAATGTACGCCCGGTTATGATGGAGCGGTGCCTCATTCTCAGCATGGGAAGCGTGGGGACAGGGCTTGGCTTTCTTTTTAACGAGTGCCGCAGCCTGCGTGTCGCGCAGCTACAAGGCCTTAATGGGGCTACCGATCTAAATTCTATGTTCAACCTCTGTTCATCACTCACATCTCTCTCATTAATGGACACTTCGGCTGTTACCAGCACAGCCTCTATGTTTAGCTCCTGCTCATCTCTTCCATCTGTCCCGCTGTTTAACACCGTAGCAGTGACAAACATGACTAGCATGTTCAGTGGCTGTCGCGATCTCGTCTCTGTACCGCTACTTAACACCGCTGCGGTAACGAATATGCAGAGTATGTTTTTCGGCTGCTCTGCTCTCATCACCGTACCACTATTCAACACCGCAGCAGTGACGAATATGACTAGCATGTTTCAGGGCTGCACTGCCCTCACTTCTGTGCCAAGGCTTAACACTGCTGTTGCAACAAATATGACCAGCATGTTCAGCGGGTGCACTGCCCTCATCACCGTACCGCCGTTCAACACCGCATTAGTGACAAACATGACGCAGATGTTCAATGGTTGTTCTGCCTTAACCGCCGTGCCGCTGTTCAACACCGCAGCAGTAACAAACATGTTTTTAATGTTTGCCAACTGTCAAGCTCTTACCTCAGTACCGCCGTTCAACACTGCTGCGGTGACAAACATGCAGCAAATGTTCCAAGGCTGCATTAATATAACTAGTGTGCCTTTATTTAACACCGCCGCTGTCAGTAACGCAAGCAGCATGTTCACCGGTTGTGTGTCGCTTGTATCGGTCCCTCTTTTCAACTGGGCGTCAGGGTTGGGCGTCAACCTTTCAAGCATGTTTAATGGGTGTTCCGCGCTTAAAATTGTACCTGCCTTCAGCACAAGCGTCGTCAACAATATGTCCGGCATGTTTAACAATTGTTCGTCTTTGACAACCATACCGGCATTCACTGGCAGCGGATCGTCAAGCTCTGCGTTCTACACTAACATATTTCAAAATTGCTTTGCGCTTGCCCGCTCTGAGGTCACTAACTTTAGGTTCAGCCATAGCTACGCCAATTGCAAACTTAGCGCCGCTGAACTAGACGCGATCTACACACGCCTGCCGACTGTCACCGGCCAGACCATTACGGTCACGGGCAACTATGGAACGGCGGGTGATAACCCGGCAATTGCAACCGCCAAGGGCTGGACTGTAACAGGATGAGCGATATGCCCGATACCAGCGGCTTTTACCGAGTAGACCCGAACGGCGACTTTCAATACGCGCCCAACTTCGTTTTCGCGCCCGGCTATGCGTTGAGGCGGGAGGACCGGGAGTTCTACGACTATCCGACTGACGGCGGGTGGGCGTGGTTCGATACCGAGGCCGCCGCGCGCGAGCATTTCGGAATACCGGTTACGCCCGACGAAGAGGGGTGAGGAAGGTGAGAATCTATGTTGCATCCCTTCCTCACCCGGTATAGGATGGGCTCCTAGCCAAGGAGCAACCATGAGCGACAAGATCAACCGCGTCCAACTCCTCAATGACGCGAAGCTCCACCTCACGCCGTGGACTACTGAAGACGGGCGTCTCTTCCTCGACTACACCGAAGCTGGCGTCCGTCGTACCCTGTCTGTCACGCCTGCCGGTCACTGCGACTTCCGTGGTTGGTTCTCGGCATTCTGCGTGGACACGGCGGGCCACCTGCCCAACGGCGACCTGTTCGCTGCGGCCCAGACCTACTTCTCGCATTGGGTCCGTTCGAAGGGCCAGAAGGTCAAGGACTACATTCGCGTCGGTGGCAAGCTGGGCGACCTCTATCTGGACATTGGCAACGATGCTAACGATGCGTGGCACATCAGCGCCAACGGCATAATTCGCGTGCCAGGCGGTCCCACCCACATCCGTATGCTTCGTGGCGCGGGCATGCTGCCCCTCGTCGACCCTGACCTCTCCGTTCCCGCCTCCGAGTTTCCGACCCTCCTGAAGCAGTTCGTGGCCGCCGACGATGACACCCTCATGCTGCTCGTGGCGTGGCTTCTCGGCTGCCTGCGTCCGGAAGGCCCCTATCCTGTCCTCACCATTTCCGGCGAGCAGGGCTCTGGCAAGTCCACCATCCTGCGTCTGATGCGCCGCATCATTGATCCCCACGCCCTCGACATGCGGACCCCGCCCGAAGACCAGCGCGATCTGCAAGCCATGGTCCGCAACTCGTTCGTCCTCGCCTATGACAACGTTTCGCACATCTCCAACAAGATGTCCGATGCTCTCTGTGTCATTAGCACCGGCACCGGGGCGCAGGGCGGTCGTGCCCTCTACACCAATGCGGAAGAGTCCGCAGTCCGCGTCTGCCGTCCCGTGGCCATGAACGGTATCCCTGACGTCGTCGAGCGTGGCGACCTTGTTGACCGCTCTATCCACGTTCATCTGCCTCGCATTGACCCGCGCCACCGTCGCGATGACAGCGAGTTCTGGGACATGTTCCACGCCAACCATGCCAAGTTGCTGGGCTCCCTTATGAATGCCGCATTGATTGCTACGCAGAACTATGGTAATGTAGTGCTAGCTGAAAAGCCGCGCATGTCTGCCTTTGCCGTGTGGGCCGTCGCCGCCGAGAAGTCTTTCGGGTGGCCCGAAGGTCGTCTCATGGAAGTCTACAAGCGCAACCGTTCAGCCGCCGAGAGCCACATGCTCGAATTTCATGGGATGGCCTCTGCTATGTTGCGAATGATGGAAAAGCAAAAGGAGTTCTCCGGAACCTACTCGGACCTTATCGGTCAACTGGAGATGAACATCGGTCCCCGCGAGAAGCTGCCCCAGACCTCGCATAGCTTTGCCGCCGAACTGCGCCGTATCCGGCCTGCTCTGGAACGGCAGGGCCTCCGCTTCTACAGCGCGGGTCGGTCGGGCAGCAACAATCAGAAGGGCCGGTCCCGCATTTCCATTGTTCGCGTCGACGAGGAAGAGACGGCACCAGCATGAGTGAAGACGAACCTTACGTTCCCAAAGTTTCGACTAAGCCCAAGCCAGACCATCTGAAGCGAAAGGAGAAGGCGGATCGGGAGCGCAAACCCAACCGCCCCTCCCAGGGCATGCGGCAACGCAAGTACCGTCGCGAACTGCGGGAACTCAACATCCATCAGCCCAAGCGCGTCGTCACCAAACAACACGTGGAGGCGATCCGTTCTATCAAGGATCAACTTCGCGAAACGTGGCAGGCGCATTGGGACAAGGTGGAACGCTTCAAGAACCTGACGCCCAAGCAAGTCGAGTTCGCCCGCCAGTACGCCATCAACGGGCGAACCAACAAGTGTGGTGCGGCCCGTCTCGCTGGATACGACAGTGGCAACTACAACATACTGCTTCGTATTGCCAACAAGAATCTAGCCCTTCCGCACTTCCACGATCTAGTAACCGCATTCGAAATTGAGGAGAAGGCCCGTATGAAAATCAATATCGAAGACGTCGTCAAATGGTTCAACGACATTGCCACCGCTGCCATGCAGACCGGCGACTTCACCAACGCCAACCGCGCCATGGAGAACCTCGCCAAGTACTTGGGCATGTTCGTAGACAAGAAGGAAATTGTCCATCGCACTGTCCATTCCAAGGAAGAACTTGATACCCGGATTGGCGAACTGACTGCCATTCTGCGTGAAGCCGAGCCGGATCTTGAGCGCAAACTCCGCATCAACTAATCCGGACGCTCTCCTTCAACTCAAGGCAGAGCTAGCAGAGGCCCTCCAACAGAAGGCCATCATCGAAGCCCGCGACGACTTCTACGTCTTCGTCAAACTGCTAGCTCACCTTATGCTCGACGGCAATGACTACCGCGATGGCCGTCACATTCAAGCCATCGCTGCCACGCTGGCCGACGTTGAGGAAGGTTCTATCCCCCGCCTCATGCTGGCCCTACCTCCCGGCTCCATGAAGTCCGTCCTCCTCATGCTGTTCGCCGCATGGTCCTTCGGGCGCAACCCGACTTGGCGCGTCATGTGGATCTCGCATACCACCGACAAGGCGGTCGAATGTTCGGGCCGCATCCGCGACCTCGTCCGCTCCACTGAGTATCTGGAAATCTTCCCCGGTGTCCAGATTCGCGACGACATGTCGGGCGTCACCGGTTGGAAGCTAACAGCGGGCGGCTCCTTCCTCCCTGCCGGTGCAGGCAAGTCCATCGCAGGCTACCGCTTCAACTTGGGCATCCTCGATGACCCCCTCTCGGAACAGACCGCCAAGTCCGACACCGAGCGCGAGCGGGTCAACAACTGGTACGGTCCCGGTTTCCGTTCCCGTAAGTTGCCCGACTCTCGGATCATCCTCGTCAACACGCGATGGCATGTCCGCGACTTGTCAGGCTTCCTTCTAGATAAGGCTGCCCGCAATGGCAAGGTCGATCAGTGGGAGGTCATCTCCATTCCGGCCATCCTCGACCAGCCCGCCGCCGAGTACCTCATGCTGCCCGAGGCCGCCTCCTACTGGCCCGAATACATCACCATGGAAGACCTGACGGCTACCCGCGAAAGTCTGGCTCGCTCCGATTGGGGCGCCCTCTACATGCAGACGCCGGTCGGTGACGACGGCAATGTCTTCACGAAGGACGACTTCCAAGACTGGGACGAGGAAGACCCGCCCGAGTGCGACGAAATCATTCAGACCCTCGACACCGCCTTCTCCACCAAGGCCACCGCTGACTACTCCGTCATCCAGACATGGGGCATCTTCCATCTCACCTACACCGATGACAAGGGCCACGAGTACGATGAGCCCAACGCCATCCTGCTCAACCAAGTGCGCGGGCGCTGGACCTTCCCCCAACTCCGCAACATTGCCAAAGAACAGTACGAGGCATTCAGGCCCGACAAAATGGTAATCGAGAACAAAGCGTCTGGTCAGTCCCTAATTCAGGACCTCAAGCTAAATAAGCTGCCAGTATTGCCTTTCCAGCCTGATCGTGATAAGCTAGCCCGCGCTCATGCAGTAACTGGCATTATCGAGCGGCAGCGCGTGTGGATACCTCTCAAGAAGAAGTATGCCGCCGAACTGCTGCAAGAAGCGTTGGAGTTTCCCAAGGGCGCCCATGACGACTCTGTCGACGCTATGGTGATGGCGCTCCTGTATTTGCGTCGTCGCTATGAACTGACACAAGAAACTGTCAGCCGCCCGGAGAAGTTCTCTAAGCGGCGCCCCTTCCGTAGCTATTGGAGCCAAGTGACCCATGTCCGATAATCCGATGATCCCCGACGATGACGACGCGACCGAAGCGCCCGAAATCGAGTTCGAGTTCTCCGAGGAAACTCTTCTGCTCATCCCAGAGGACGAGGTCATCGAGGTCGACATGTCGTTCGGCGCCAACCTGGCTGCCAGCCTAGAAGACAGCATCCTCCGTGATATCGGCTCTGCCCGGCAGGACGCCCTCCAAAACTACAAGAACGGGCGTCAAGAGTGGGAAGAGAAAATCAAGCTGGGCGTTAAGTGGCTTGGTCTGAATACGGACGGGGAGGGCAACTCCGAAATCGAAGGTGCCTGTACTGCCGTCCATCCGCTCCTCATTGAGAACGTCGTCAAGTTCCAGGCCAAGGCCATTCAGGAACTGTGGCCCGCGAAGGGTCCTGTCCGTACCAAGGTCAAGGGCTACGTCGACATTCCTCGCGAACAGGCCGCCACCCGCGTCCGCTCCTACATGAACTACCAGCTTACGGAGCAGGTTGCGGGCTTCTACAATGACCTCGAACGCAACCTGTTCCGCGTCGGCTTCATGGGCGTCGGCATCCGCAAGGTCGGTTGGAACAGCCTCTCTGAGGTGCCCGACCCCACCATCGTCTACGTCGAAAACTTCTATGTCGATCCGGCTGTCGCCCATCTTCGCGATGCCGAAGAGTACATCGAGATCATGGAACTGTCCGTCCGCAAGATGGACAACCTCGTAGTCAGCAACACCTTCCTAGCCGTCAGCGAAGACGACTCTGAAGAGACGCTCGACACCAACGAGATTACCGAAGCCATCGCCCGCGCGCAAGGCTTTGACATGTCGCTGGAGCGGAAAGGCTACACGGTTGGTGAGTCCCACTGCTACCTCGATCTGCTGGGCGATGACCCCCTACTGCCCGACGGTGGCTATGCCCCCTACATCGTCCACTTCAATGTCAAGACGGGCAACGTCTACTCCATCAAGCGCAACTGGCGGGAAGACGATACCGCTAAGAAGAAGCGCATGTGGTACACCGTCGACCAGTTCATCCCCGCCTTCGGCTTCTATGCGCTGGGCTACGTCCATCTGATTGGCGACCTTGCCGCATCCTCCACTGCCGCGCTGCGCTCGCTCGTCGACGCGGGCCAATACAGCAATTGGCAGGGCGGCTTCAAGTCCCAAGACGCCAAGTTCTCCGACACTGATACTCCGCTTGGCTTCGGTGAGTGGCGCGACGTCAACTTGTCGCCCGAGGAAATCTCCAAGGCGTTCTTCCCGCTGCCCGCCAAGCCGCCCTCCGAAACCCTCTTCGGCCTGCTTAAGTTCATGGTGGACAGCGGCCAGAAGTTCGCTGACGCTACCGACGAGGTCGCCTCTAACGCCACGAACTACGGGCCGGTCGGCACCACCCTCGCGTTGCTGGAGGCGTCGCAGCGTTTCTACTCCTCTATTCATAAGCGGCTGCACCATTCGCAGGGCGAGTTCCTGAAGCAGATCGGGGAACTCAACTTCGAGAACCTGCCCGACCTCGTCAACTTTGTGGCCGGTGCAGAGAACGAGTTTGTGCGGCGCACGGACTTCGATCCGCAGATGGTCGACGTTATCCCGGCCTCCGACCCGAATGCCCTGACCGAATCGCAGCGAGTTGCCCGCGCCCAGATCGAACTGGAGATGGCTGCCCGCTTCCCCCAGATGCACAATATGGAAGAGGCGCTGCGCCGGTTCTATGCGGCTATGGGCACGGAAGGCGTCGACAAGCTTCTTGTGGACCCGGCGGCTTCCGCCATCAGTGCTGACCCGCTGACCGAAGTCCAAGTGGCTATGAGCGGCAAGCCGATCAAGGCCCAGCTTGGCCAGAACCATGCGGCCCACATCGCCGTCAAGGAAGCTTTCCTGAAGGCCCCTCAGATGCAGGGCGTCAATGACCCAACCGTCGCTCTCGGCATGCAATTGCTGGTGGCCAACATCTCGGAACATAAGGTGCTGATGTTCGTGGCGCAAGCCATGCTGCTGGCCCAGCAGATGGGTATGCCCATCCAAGATGAGAACGTCCAAGCCCAGATCACCACCCAGCTTCTGATGATGTCGGCACAGTCGGGCATGGGCGGGGAGCAGGGACCGAGCGTCGAGCAGCAGATGGTCCAACTGAACCAACAGGAGCTTCAGCTTTCGGCGGCCCGCATCCAGTCGCAGGATACTCGTGAGGCGGCCAAGATTGCGCTCAAGAATCGCGAACTGGACCTGAAGGAAACCAACATGCTGATGGATGCTGCGGACAAGAACAAGAAGAACCAGATCGCGGCATCTGGGAAAATACTTGATAGTTCTGCCAAACTAGCCGATCTTCAGGCTACGAAACTGGCAGAGAGAGCTAACCTCGCAGGGCAATGAGAATCCTATCTGAGTATGTAGCCGAGGTACAAAAGAGGATAGATAGGGAGAAGGACTCTCTGTCTAGGGGTGCCGCCAAGTCCTACGACGAATACACCAAAACTTGCGGCACCATCCATGGGCTTAACACCGCAGTCGAACTGCTGAAGTCGCTGTTCGAAAAAACTCCAATGGAAGAAAGGGACTAATGATTACCGCTCGCACGCCTCTTGATGGGGCGCTTACCAACGACCAGTGGGTGTCCCAGGACGAAATTCCTGATCCGAGCCCGCTGCCTAGGATTCCTGGCGTGGGGATTCTTGTCCGACCGGTGCCGATTCGGCGCAAGTCTGCGGGCGGAATCATCATCCCGGATACCTTTCGCGAAGACCGTGAACACCTGAACACTGTGGGGCGCGTCCTTGCCCTCGGTGACTTGGCGTTCGTAGACGAGGACATTTACCGGAAAGGCCCGTGGGTCAAGCCCGGTGACTACATCGTCTATGCCAAGTTCGCGGGTCAGAAGATTTGGTGGAAGGGCGTCAAGCTGCTGCTGGTCAAGGCTCCGTCCATCGAACTGGTGGTCGACAAGCCCGAATATCTTGACGCCAATTTCAAGGAATAAAATCCCATGTCTGACGGTTACAAGGAACTCGACCTTAGCGATCCGGGCAAAGCCTCCGCAGAGGCAGCCTCCGATATCGAGATCGTCCACGAAGGTCTAGAGCCAAACGAAGTCGAGATCGTCCAAGAAGCGGAAGCCCCTAAGAAGGCCGCCGCCGCCGAACCGGAAGCTGATGACGATGACGACGACTCTGGCACGGAAGCCTCTCCAAGCGAACGCACTAAGAAGCTGACGCGCAGCCAGCGGCTCAAGGCGCAGCGGGATGCTTATGCCCGACAACTGGCGGAGACGCAATCCCGTCTTGCCCAGGCCGAACAGCGTGCCCGCAAATTCGAGCAGGACGCCAACGACGGCGCAGCCATCGGCTTCGACCTGTACGTTAAGGGCCTCGACGCCTCGATGCAGGCGCTCCGCCGAGACTTCGACCAAGCCTTCGACGCGGGCGACCGCGAGCGCATCTTCGAAGTTCAGCAGAAGATGGCGACCCTTGCCGCCGAAAAGCAGCAAGTTGAAAGGGACCGCCGCTCGATCCCTACGAAGCCGACTCAGCAATCTGGGTCGGCCACCCCGCAGCAGACCCCGCAGACACGGCCTAACCAGCCTGCCCGCAAGACGCCCTCGCCTGCTGCCGTCGAGTGGTATGACCGCAACAAGACATGGTTCAACAAGGACCCTGTGATGACAGCCGGTGCCCGTGTCATCGACCAGCAGATGGTTGCTGACGGCTACCAGCCCACCGACCCAGACTACTTCGAGGAACTGGACAAGCGCCTCAAAGCTGAGTTCCCCTCCAAGCTGGGTGGGCGCACTGCCGCTAGCCGCCCGGCTGCCGCCAACCCCACCATCCAGAACCGGACGTCGCCTGCTGCTGCGCCCGGCAAGGTCCGCGTCACCATTACCCAGTCGGATCGCGAGATGGCCAACCACCTTGGCATTTCGGTTGAGTCGTATGCGCGCGAAAAGGCCCGCTCTGAACGTGCCGCTCAGACTACCAGCCAATACACGGAGATTATGTGATGCCCCGCAAGACTACGGCTTCTGACAATTCGTTTGATGAGCCTCTTGAAAATTCCCTTGACATGGAGT